CGGTGCCGGAGCGGCTGGCTTCCAGAAACTCGATCTCGGTGCCGATCGGCGCCGTGATGGCCGATGCCGTGCGCACCGAAAGCAGGGTGTTCAAGAGCTTGTTCTGCTCTTCCGTCAGCATGCCGTAGGGCGTTTTTCCCACCACGGTCGGCCCCGCAAACTTCTCGAGGAAGTGCAGCCAGAAGGCGATGCCCTCGCGTTTGAACAGCACCGCCCAGAACAGCCGGCTGCCCAGACCAAGGCCATAGGGGTTATTCCCCTCGACCCCGAAGCGATGGACCACGAACTTGCGCTCGGGCAGCAGCGCGCCGGGCTGCATGTTCGACAGGGTCAGGAGCCGGGGCTGCCAGTCGCGGTCAAAGCCGAAACGGCGCTGATCATGGATCACGATGGACGCAGGCAGGATTTCCGAACCGTCACGCTTCCAGACGACTTCGCCCACGGCGAAACCCTTGAGGGTCGCCTTCAGCAACCCTTTGCAGATCTGGTCGAACGGCAGGGCCTTGCAGTATTTCTCAACCAGTTCGGCCGCCTGCTTGTCGATCGGCCGGTCGCCGCCCGGCTCAACCTCCCAGGCGCGCGAGATCAGGGCATTGCGCCGCTTTTCCAACATCGCCCCGGCGTGGGTGTCGCGCTCGATCTCGTCGTAAAGCGCCAGCCCCTTGCCTCCGCCCTGCTGGATCAGCGTGTCGTCAGCATGCTGGAGCAGGCCGGAGTAATAGGGAATGGTGATGTCATTCTGGACATTGGCAATCAGCGTCCGAGCCTCGGCGGGCAGGTTCTTACGCGGGGCCTCGGCATGGGCGACGGACTGAGCCTTGGGGCGGGGTTTGTGTTTGCGGCGGCTCATATCAGCTACCCTTTTCCTCTTCGATGATCAGCGAGACGCAAAACCGCGTGCCATCAATTTCAAATCGCCAATTCGCTTGCGCGCCGGGAACTACCGTGTGCATGACCTTTGCCCGTTCGGCCATTTCCAGCACCTTCAGACCAATGGCGTAGATAACTTCGCAGTCGTATTCGTCCTCGACATCCATCACCTGCGCCCTCCAAGCCGATAGCCGCCCAGCCGGTCGCCACCTGAGGCGACGGTCGCAGTGTGCATCTGGCCCGCTGCGCCGCCGCCCGCGTAAAACAGGGTGTTCTGCCAGAGCATGTCGAGGCAGTCCGGCCCGTCGTCATGGGCAGCATTCGGCCATTGCTGGAGTTGCTCGATCAAGGTGACATGGTCCGGGCTGAAGCGGATCAGCCCCGCCTTGACCGGAGGCTGAAGCCGCTCGATGCGCAGGTTCTTGTCGCCGATCGGCGTGATCGGAACAGCGGAAACGCCGACACCCTGCCGGGCAGCCTCCCCCATCAGGGAGGTGCGCAGGAACTCCTGAAACTGCACGGACTCGACGAACCACAGGAGCGCCCGGTATTCGCGCTGAAGCGCGATGGTGTCAGAAATGATGATGTCCGGCAGCCGCTTGCGGATCGATGCCTCAACGACATCCATCTTGCCCGAGAGCCGGTCGAAGCCGCCAATCAGGATGGCCGATGGATCGCGCCCCTTGCCATTCTTGCCCAGGGACGGGTCGATCCCGCCAAAGAACACCCACTCCCGCACCCGTGCTGTCCAGTAATGCAGCTTGGCGAAGGGGTTTCCCTCGCTCATGGGCTGGTTCTGGTATTCGGTGGCGAAGGCATCATGGGAACCGGCGCGTTCCAGCATCAGCCAGACCAAGGGCTGAACCGAGGGCCAGTTGACGACCGCACCCGCATCCATTTCGGCACGGCGCGGCTCGTAAAAGGCCATGGCCTCTTCCTTGCCATCGTTCTGGTAGATTTCCTCGAACTGGTCCCAGAGGTCCATGCGGTCGGGCCACTTCATGATCGCCTGAAACTTGGTGACCCGCCACATGGGCTTTTTCGATGCGCGGACCAGGACGGCATCCCAGTGCAGCACCGTGCCGACCCAGATCACGTGCATCGAGCCGTCGGGCGGCCCGACCTTCAGGGCGGCCTTGGCAATCCAGCTTTCCAGCTTGTCGCGCTGTTCCGGCGAGCGGACGGCCTCGTCGTTCTCGATGTCGTCGAAGAACAGGGTGTCAGGCCGGTAGGGTCCATGGCGACGGCCGCGCAGTTTCTGACCGGCGCCGACACCCTCGACGCGGATATCCTGACGGGTGACGATTTCGGCTTCGCGCCAGACCCGGCCTTGCCCGCAGGCATCCGGGAAATCGCTTTGCAGGCGCGGGTTGGTGGTCAGTTCCGCCTTGATCGCCTCGATCAACAGGGCGGCTTGAGCGTAGACGTCGCAAACCTCGATCGTGTAGCGTGTCTTGCGCAGGATGATCCGATAAAGCGCCAGGCCGAGGGAAAGGTGGGTCGATTTGGAAGATCCGCGCGGAGCGATGAACATCTCGCGCTCGCCCTTCTCGGCCGACATGATCGCCGGCACCCGTGCGAAAACAGCCTCGTGAAACAGGCTGGCATCGCCGCGCACATAATGCGGCAGATAGGTTTCCATGAAGAAACGGAACCCGCCTTCGTCACAGGCTTTGACCCGGCGCACCCGCTCGGCTTTCGCGGCGGGGTCAGATGCGAATGCCTCGACATTCAGCTCGATCTCGCGCGCGAAATCTGCCGCCATTTCCGCGATCTTGTTGCGGAACTCCTTCTGGCTGACGGCGGCCTTCAGCTTCGGCCGCGCGCTCATGTCGTGTAGATCTCGGTCAGACGTTCGCCGAAGGGTTCGATGATCTCGAGGATCACCTGGGCGTGCTGCGGGAAGTTCTCCTTCACAAAATCGAGGAGCTTCGCCATCACGTCCTGGGCAACACCGAGTTCGGAGATCTTGGGCGCGAGGCGCTTGGCGCTGGCGGTGACCTTGGTCATCGCATCGGCCAGCGAAACCAGCATCTCGACCTTTTCCTTGGTCGTGTGCACGCCGTCCTTGATTTCGTCCAGCGTGGCCTGCGCCTGGATCATGAAGTCCTCGAGGACCGAGGACACCACGGCCTCCATGCCTTCGCCCGCGATCACATGCGCGGTGCGGGCCTTGTCCCAGTCGTCGCCTGCATCCTTTGCTGCCTTTTTCCAGCGGCCGACCGTTGCCTCGCTGATGCTGTATGCGGCGGCAATGGTCGATTGCATCATGCGGCGGTAGACATAATCCGACCGCACCTTGCGCTTCAGGTCTTCCTTAGCCGACATTGAGGCCACCCCCGAGAATGAATGCGACCGCGCCTGCAATGATGCCACCGATCACCAGCCGGGTGATCCAGGTGATGCCCGACTGGATCTCGCCCAGAGAGCGTTCGATGTTCTGGCTGCGCACGGTCTCCCCCGCAGAATGGATTTCGAGTTTGGTGAGGCGGCTCTCATGCGCGTCCAGACGCAGATGCGCCTGGGCGAGCCGTTCCGCCTGGTGCTGGGGCAGGTCCGACACGATGAGACTTTCCGTTTACGAGGTCTTGCCGGTGCGGTGATCCTCGACGCGGGCCTGTCCAGCCCGCCACGATTGCCATGCGACGAAGGCCCCGGCCGCAAGAATGACGAGGCCAGCCGCAAGGCCGTGATCGTCGAACAGCTGCTGGATCGCCTGCGACTGGCCCGTCACCTGCGAAATCACCCCGGTCATCTGATCGAATGCAGTGATGGCGCCACCGCCCGCGATCAGGGCGCCGATCCGGGTATTGACCAGCGAGGCTTGTGCGATGCGGCTGCCCCCGGCCGACAGATCGGCCAGTGTTGCCAGCGCGCGTGCCGGGGCAACCTCGCGGGGCTTCGACGCGCCAAGCACTTCGCGCGTCAGTGGGCCGACAATGCCATCGGCGACGAGGTGATTATCCGCCTGGAAGGCCAGCACTGCCGCCCGGGTGCGTGCACCGAAGATGCTGTCCAGCGCCCCGGGGAAGTAACCGATTGACTCCAGCATGACCTGAAGACCACGCACCAGATCGCCGCGATCTCCGAGGCGCAAGGTGGTGATGCGGTTCGGCAGGACTTCCAGATCACTAAGGGCGGGCGGCAGATCCTGACGGATCATGTCAGCGGCGCCAGCCAGATCGCCCAGACCACCACGCGCATCCAGCCGCAGGACGGCCTTGTAATCGAAGACGGGGCACTCCTTGCGGGCGACCTCCCGGTGGCCATGAAACGTCACGGTGCCACGATATGCCTCGTCGATATCAAGGCAGAGGCCACGCAGGGTCGAAAACTGCGCTTCGGTGAACTTGTCGATGTCGAGGCCATGGAGGCAGATGGCAATGGTGCCAGTGTTGTTTCCTTCCTGAGCCGCCGGGATCTTCTCCAGATCGCGACCAGTCTCAAGGGTGCCATCCTTGCGGATGAAGAAGTGATAGCCGATGCCAGCCCAGCCTTTTTCACGATGCCAGCGGTCGATCACCGCTGCGCTGTCATGTTCCGGCCGGTCGGATGCCGAGCAATGCACGAAGACGCGGGAAACGGGGCGGGCGGGTTTGCGGAAAGTGTAGGACACGGCGCTGGACCTGTTTTGGGAATGGTTCCAAGCCGGTATGCCTTGCGGTTGCAGGCAGGGTGGCCGGACATCAGGTCCGACAGCAGATCAGTCGAAAAGATCGGGTTGGCGGTCGTCGCCGCTGCGGTTCGACATGCGTCGAACATGGCGCTGTGACACACCGAGGGCACGGGCAATCGCACCGCGATCCATGCCCTGCGCCTCCATCCGCTTCACATCAGCCAGCACCGAGCGGGGGCGGCGTGCATGGGGCACATAGAGCTTCTCGCCATTGAGGAAATGACATAGCGCATAACCGTCGGTTTCACCAAGGGCCTTGATGACCGGATGGTCCGGCCCCGGCCGAACCGGGAAGCGCAGATCACAGCCGCCGAAATTCTGGATGAGGGAAAGCACCACCCGCAGGCCGAGCGTCTCCGCCACATCCACGAGGGACATGGGGAGATCGTCGATGCGGGCGGGCAGTTGGCTCATTCGGCAAGCCCTTTCAGCGCACGGTTCTCGCGCGCTGCAAAATCCTTCATGGCGCGGGCCATTTCGATCTCGCGCCAGATGGCAAGGCTCAGCTTCGGCCGAAAACCCGCCCCGCGCATGGGAAGACCGAGACGGGTGGCGGTATTGACCACCGCGAAATACGAACACCCGAAATACTCGCCGATCTCGCGGGCGGCGATCCCGGCGGCCCACATCCTCGAAAACTCGACCTCCTGATGCGGCCGGAT